CGACACCCTTGTCCCCTGAACATATATTAGATAATAATATAATATCAGATAATATAATTCCTTTAACTAATATATCTTCTAATATAGTAGTTAAAGGCACTGAAAATGAAATTTTAAGTTCTACTCAGTGGTTATGGAAGTATCATTTAAAGTGGTTTCAGAAGAATGCACCTAGTGTTAAAAATCATAGGACAGTTTTAGCTAAATTAATTAATGTTGCATCCGATGATAAGACCGAGAACAGGGAAAAGGCCTGTGATGATTTACACAAAGTTTTCCTGCATTGTCAGAAAGATGCCAAACATAATCTGATTGAGTATCTAAATGCTACTGCCAAGAACATTGCCGAGAAATTTAAGAAAGTTAAAAAGCCGAGGAATTTAAGTGATCAGGCATTGGCACTGATGGAAAGTAACTTTCAGAAGATATACAAGGCAACTCATGGTGTGGCAGGTTGGGGCGGTCTTGATTACATGGAGATCAGGAAGGAGTATGAAAAGGCTTTCAGGGAAGGTGTAATTGTTTTTAGTCATACGAAAAAGAAAGCTACAGCAGATCAGATACTGGAGTATTTTGGAGTTAAATGAAAAAGAAGAAACAACAAACACCAAAAACTGAACGAGTTTTACCAACACCTGAGTTTCTGGAAAAGTTTGATGTTGAAGAAAAACAGACACAAAAGGCAGGTGAACGTAGGATGTACGTTACCAATCAGCTATGGATTGATACCTATTACAAGAAAGGTATTATTGATTATTCACAGCACTTGACTGCACAAAAACTACTTAGCCTTTTTAGGAGAGCAGGAAGGCATCAAAAGGTTACAATGACGTTTGCTAAGGAACCAGTGCTTAAAGGCTCTGAGAGAGGCTTAAATCTCGATGAAGGGGCATTTAGTGATTACAATAAGCTACGTTCATTGATGGGAAGGAACTCGTTTAGTATTTGTCAGGATGTAGTGTGTTTTAATTTGAGTGCCAAGGAATGGGCAGAAAAAAACCGCAGAAACGTAAAAGCCTCTGCGGAATTGTTCAGGATAAGTCTGGATGACTTAGCTGATGCATTCAAAGAATTGAAACTATAGCCTCTTAGATCTTACCTCATCATCCCATTTAGATCGTTTATTCATGTGGAAATCTACCTCATCTATTTCCCTTCTGTGTTGCCTGATCCTGCTTTTGTAATGCTGAACCTTTTTTAGGCAAGGACTTTTCTGTTTCATTTCAAGTTGTAGATATGCCTCATTGGCTGTCTGATTGAACAAGTGCCATTTACGAACAGTCGTTAAATCATCTACCGATAGAACTAAACTCATGTGAAGGCTACCAAGGCTGTGTATGCATAGATGAATAGCAATGGTATGCATATAATGTTGATAAGGTTCTCTAACATATTAACTCCTCTATAATATTACCTATAGGCATATATTAGGCATAAAATAAGAAAAAGCAAATTATTTTGTTGACATAGGGAGAATTTGAATGCAAAGGTTTAAAAATAATGGAGAATTGCCCATTAGTTAGAATAATTCGTTGAGGACTGTTGTTGATCTCAGTATCTTCATTAGTGATCGAACCTATTTATTTTAATTAGGGTTTTCCATTATAGTTTTCTTTATAAAAAATATAAGGGTATCTAACACCTCGCTAGATGCCCTTTTTATTAGGTGAAACAAATGCCAAGAATGAATGATGAAAAATGGAACGAGTTCTTAAAAAGAATTGGTGAAGGTAGGTCAGCAAGAGACGTATGCGGTAATGATAAGGATATGCCTTCTTGGAGAATAGTTTCAATTAAGTTGAATGAAGATACAGCATTTGCATCTAAGTATTCACTGGCTATGGAGAATAGAGGTCAGGTCTATGCTGATAAGATTAGTGAGATAGTGAATAAGGTTGTTGATGGATTGATAGATCCTAATGCAGGAAGAGTAGCTATCGATGGACTTAAATGGATGAGTATGAAGTTAGCACCGAAGAAGTTTGGTGATGTGCATAAGATGGAAGTTAAGCATGAGACTAGCTATGTGGATGCGTTGAAAGAGGTGAGTGGGATGGTAGATAGTACAACTAGTAATGCACTACGCACGCACGAAGAATCAGAAAAAAACAAGACAATTCAATAGGTCGTTACATCACTTACCTGACGATTATGCAGGTTAAGTCATTGATTTAATTACATTTAGTATTTGTGGTTGGTACAGTGGTTGGTATAAAGGGTAGGATTTTTAGGAGATTTTGCTTTTGACCCCCCCCTTGATCGAACACAGGGGGCAGATATAAATATATATATATCAACCCAACCAACAAGGAACTGCAATGGGTTTTCTCCCCTACCATCGCAGGGGATAGGGTGGGAATGGACAAGGCAACAGAAACATTATTGAAACTGCGGAATGATCCAGTTTTATTTGTAGAAAAGGTATTGAAGGCCACCCCCCAGAAGTGGCAAAAAGAGGCATTACTGGGCATCAAAAATAATGATAAGGTTGCGATAAGGTCAGGACATGGAGTTGGCAAGACTGCTTTTCAGTCATGGTTGGTGTTATGGTGGATGTTAACACATTATCCATGCAAGATAGCCATTACTGGAAATACTCAGCACCAATTGCAGGATGTTTTGTGGACTGAACTGGATAAGTGGTACAGGCAGTTACCTGAGGGATTTAAGAACCAGTTAGATATCAAGGCTGACAAGATTGCCCTTCATGGGGCAAAAGACAGCTATGCTGTTTGTAGAGTTTCGAGACGAGAATCGCCAGAAAGTCTGCAAGGTTTTCATTCAGAAAATATGCTTTTTATTTGTGAAGAGGCCTCTGGTATTCCAGACATAATATTTCAAGTTGCCGAGGGTAGCCTCTCTACGGAGGGAGCCAAGGTTGTCATGTGTGGAAATCCTACAAGAAGTGATGGGTACTTCTACGAGGCCTTTCATAGTATGAGGCATAGGTGGTTTACGATGAAGGTAAGCTGTCTTGAGAGTGAGTTTGTATCCGAGCAGTTTCTGGAAGATATGCGTACCAAGTATTCTGAGGATAGTAATATCTGGAGGGTCAGGGTTGCAGGCGAGTTTCCGAACCAGTCGGATGATGTATTATTGCCAATGCATTTACTGGAAACAGCGGTAACAAGGGATATTGAGGCATCACCTACGACACCTGTTGTTTGGGGTGTTGATGTTGCCAGATATGGTTCTGATAGGTCGGCCTTGGCCAAAAGAAGGGGTCAGGAGTTACTGGAGCCAATAAAGACTTATTCTGGCAAGGATATCATGGAAATGGCAGGCATTATCTTAACCGAGTATGAGGCGGTTAGGTATTCTGACAGGCCTGAGGCTATTTATATTGATGCTATTGGTATTGGTGCAGGTTTGGCTGACAGGTTAAAGGAACTGGATTTACCTGCGGTATCAATTGCGGTTTCTGAGAGTGCCAGTTTGAAGGACAAGTTTGGCAGGTTAAGAGATGAGTTATTCTGGAATGCAAGGGAATGGTTTGAAGGCAGGGATGTAAAGATACCCCAAGACGATGCCCTGATACAGGAGTTAACCAGTATTCGATATAAATATTTATCTACTGGTAAATTAAAGATTGAGAGTAAGGATGAGATGAAACGCAGGGGTCAGAGATCTCCTGACGTTGCAGATAGTTTT